TCTTAATACTGGATTATTTAAGGCAGATAATACAGTCAGATAAGCATCCGAAAAATGTTCTGTTCTTTGTAATTCTTTTACATAGGTACGTTTTTCAAATCCATCTGGATCGGCAATTGAGATAAACCAATCATACAGATTCTTCCATGATGCCATTTCTTCATCAACTGTAAATGTTATATCAAGTGGGTCATATGTCAGTTTGGTACCAGGCGAGAACATATCCAAAAATGGAGTGGCACGATTAACTTCACCTAGTGTTACACCAGGAAGATTAACTTCTTGACAAAAATACTGCACCGTTTGTATACGACCAAACGTCAGTAAGAATTTCGTGGGTTGTAATGGATTGGTATTCTGTGGATTTCTGTTTAGTACAGTCATTTTATCTCCTTACTACTATTTAGGAGCCAAAAAAAAGACCACCTTCGAAGGTGGTCTTTTAAAATGTCACTCTGTGGTGACTTCTTCCCATCCCAAGGGATGATTACATTAAGTTTTTCACTGCAAAAATGCGATAGTAAACGTTTGTACGAGCGTTCAATGCACCGTTGCCTGTTGTCAAACCAGTTGCGAATGGGTTTGCAACCATGCCGTAACGAGTCTTGAAACCAATCTTTGGTTGGAATGTTGCTTGGTCAACTGCACGAACCATTTGTAGAGGAACGTATGGGCAGTAGAATAGACCAGCGTCATAAGGAGAAGAACCCTTATAACCAACAGTAACCAATTCTTGGTTAGATGTATAACCACCGAAGTATGGGTCGATATAGACCTTGATACGACCGTGTAACATACCAGCAAATGTGTTGCCTGTATCATCAACTTGTAGGTCAGCTTGTAGAGCAGGTGTGTATTGTAGAACACCAGCCATAGCCATAGCAGAAGCAACGTCTGAAGAAACAATCAGAACGTTACCTTTACCTCTACGAGTTTGTTTTGCAATAACGTTAGCATCACGTTCGATTTGGAAAATCAAACCTTTGAAACGTTCAACTGACCAACGACCGTTGGAGTCTGTGTCCAAGTCGAAAGCACCAGCAGTTGTAGTACCATACTGAGCACCTGCAACGGCACAAGTATAGATTGTACGGATAACTTCACGGTTGATTTCAGCCAAGATTTCTGTTGACAGAATGTTTGACAATTCTGTTTCAGCATCCAAACCATGAATTGCTTTCAAGTCTTGAGCGAGTTCAAGTGAGTACTCAGCCTTCAAAGCACGTGATTGTGCAGTAACAGTAACTTTCTCGATAGAGAATGCCATTTGTTGGAAAGCAGGGTTAGAATCGCCACCCAAACCTTCAGCAGTAGCTGTTGGTAGACCAATACCAGTTGTGAAACTGTTAGCGGTCAAATCAGCAGTGGTGTTGGCAGTAATGTCAGTAGTGTTGTTACCACGGAAGCCGTATGGGTTAGCAGCAGAAGAAGTACCAGAGAATTCGGTATTTGCTTCATTGAAGAATGCTTCGTTTGCGTTAGCAGTTGCACCAGATTGTGCAGAGTAACGAGCACGCATTGCGAAAATCAATCCTGTAGGACCAGTCATTGGCTGAACGCCAGCAACGTCATAAGCGATTAGGTTAGGCAAAGCACGGCGTACTAGAGAAATCAAGATTGGGTCATAGTTTGAAACACCGCCAGCAACGTTAGTTGGTGTAGCAGAACTAGTTTCATTCAATGCTTGTGCATCTTGACGCATAGCTTGTTGTTGGTTTTCCAAAACAAGTGCTGTAACAGCTTTCTTGTATGGGTCGGCAATGGTAGTCAATTCTGGGTGATTCAGAACTGGATCCCATTTTTTTTGTAGTTCTTCTGTTAGAAACATTTAATGTTCTCCTTGTGAGTTTCTATGTTGGTAAAATTTATTTATTTAACCAAGGTTTTAGAGATTGTTTGTGCATATTGTGCAATTTCAGCATCGACATGATTTGTAGGTTTCTTGTCATCTTCAATTACAACTTCTTCATTCAATGCAGAACTGCCAGATGTATTAATTGATTCATTGAAATATGATTCTCTCAATGTTACCAATTTATCTGCGAATTCTTCGTCAGTAGTAAAATCCACACCCTCTGCGAGCGATTTCATTTTTTCTACTTGAGTCTGCGTTAGGCCTTCACATACTGCATGTATAGCCTCTGTTTTTTTAGATTCATTTAATTCTTTCTTCAATTCAACGGCAGCTTGAATCTGTTCGTTCAGTGAAGCTTCAAGTTCTTCAACTTTGCTTGTTAGACCTTCAACGATATCCACTTTTTCTTCTGGAATATCAATATAGTGTTCTTCAAATAGACCTTTCATACCTTCAATGAAAGATTCAACAATTTCAGCACGTAGACCTTTTTCAACTGCCAATTGGTTCTCTTTCAACCATTCTTCTGCCATATAATTGATATAGTCGTCTAATTTGTTAGCCAAGTCTTCTTTGATTTCTTCAACGGCAACTTCAAATTCTTCGAATAAAGCTTGTTCAATATCTTCCATAACAGATTGTGTACGAGCGATAACGGCAGCTTCAAAAATTGTAGTTGCTTTGTCTTTGAATTCTTCAGAAAGGTTTTCACCGGACAATAGAGCATCAACGTCTTGTTCCATTTGCTCTTTCATCTTTTCTTTCTTCATCATTTTCTTAATCATGGCTTTGTCTTGAGCTGCATCTTCATGACCTTCTTCTTTTTCTTCTTCTAAGTCAACTTCTTCGTTAGTTGTAGTTGCATCATCGTAAGATTGGAATGTGGCACCTGGATTTGGCTGCATAGTTTGTTTTGCCAATTTTGCTTTAACACGGTCACGAATGTTTTCGTAAGATGATTCGGAACCTTGATGACTTCCCATGTCTTTGTCTGTCTCACCTGCCAGGTCTTGACCTGGTTGATGCGCCAATTTAGGAGCAGGTTGAGCGCCAACTGGCGGTGTAGCACCTGGAGCTGTTGCTGATGGAACACCTTTTGTGTAATCTGGTAACGTATCATTCACATCGTTAGGTGATGTGCCGATTTCACCAGCATCTTTAGTGCCATAGGCAACTGCTGGATTCAATTTTTGTGGTTTGTCTTTACCGCTGGCTTTAGAAGAAATGTTTGAACCAAAGGTTTCTTTTGAACCTTCAACCAAAATTGCTTTAGCGGCATCTGCTAGATTAAAATTTCCCATTTTGAGAATCTCCTTGTATATAATGGATATTTATAATTAAAGTTTTTTGATGAAATTTTCGAATATTTTTAAACTTACTTGTTCAATCTCTTTACGAGAAGCTTGACGAATTTCTTGCTTTGCTTCCTCATACTGAACTTCGGTCCATATTCCATTGACCATCATCCACTCTTTACCTTCCATGATACCTTGTACGAAAGCACCAGGTGCGGAAGGGTCTGCTACTATATCTGCCGCTGTGGCTAGACAAAAATCACCTTGAACAACGTTGATACCGTTTTCCATTTTAAGAGAACCCATACCTCTAGATGACACTCCAAGTTGAGCACCACCTTCAATAAGGTTTCTTGCGATGTTACCCATAGGGGTTTCAAGGATTTTAGCTTTGCCTATCCAAGCGTTTCCTTCTTGGCGCAAACCCACAATTAAGTGAGATACACGGTCAAGATTGATAGATGGGGTGTCTGGATGACCCAGTTCACCAAAGGCACGATGTTTATTAATGTATTCTTCTGTATAACGATTAACTTCATTACGCATTGTTTCTTCTTTGTACATGCGTTTGTTTTTGTTAACCGCTTCGGCAACTAGAAAAGGACCTTCAATATAGAGTTCTTTTTTGCCGTTCTTTTCTTCTACTAAGTAGTTTACCGATTCGGTAATTTCTTTAATGAGTTTCATTATAGACTTTCTATTATGGTCTTACACCGTAAGAACCGTAGTTAAATGCAGCAGGATCATTAAATTGACCACGTTGATAATGTGCATTATCTTTACGTAATTCGATAACCATAGTGTATGAATCATTTGCAACCATACCACGTGTTACAACACCAATGTCACCTTTACTACCTGTTGTATTGGCTGTATTATTTGGAATAGTTGTCCAGTTACCCATGCCATCATATTCACCATTACCATTCATAATAATTAATGGTAGTGGCGTTGCTGCGTTCCAAAATAATTGAACATCACCGCCAGCACCACAGTCATACCACAAACGATTCAATGTCAAACCATAATACGATAAAGCCGTATTTGCTGCGCCACCTTGATTGTTAGCAACAAGATAACTATTGGTTGCCAAAGCGCCATACAATGTGTTTGCTTGAATACGAACTGTATTAGATTCTTGGCCAGTACCATCAAATGATGCTGTCAGTTTAATGACAACATGTTCTGTAGTATCTTTGATTACCTGATATGTATATGAATTTGCCATTTTTGTTTCCTATTAAACTGCGGAATCTTCTACTTCGGCTTCTTTTGGCTGGTTGAAAAGATTTTTTGCTAATTGTTCTTTGTGTGCCTCAATATGAGACATAACTCTATTTTGAATAGCAGAATACAAGGCATCACGCATTTCAGTTGCGTTTCCATCTTCTGCATAATCTACAATTGCTCTTGTTGTTTCTGACATATTATTCTCCCGATTAAACTATTTATAATATACGTTTCAATTTATTGAAAGTATTCACTTCTTCTTTTTTTGCCGCCGCTTTTTGTGATGCTTGTTGCATTTCAGCTTGCGCCTTCAAATCTTCTGGATGAGTAGGTTGAGCAGGTATATTTGATGCCATTTGTTGTTGTGCTACGTCATTCATAACACCAACTGGCAAACCTAAACCTTCTTCTTTCTCTTTGTCTATCTCATCTTGTATTTCTTTAATCTGGTCATCTGTCAAACGTAAAACATTACGTTGAATCCATGCTTGTGAGAAATAACGACCTGTATATGGATCAACAGCACCCAATAAACTCAAACGCTGATTCATCAGTTCTGCTTCTTTGAGTTCAGTAAAGTTATTATCTTTAATGAAATCATAATATATATTTTCTTTGAATAAGTCCCATTCATCAGCAGTACAAATACCTTTGAGAACACATTGTATTCTTAATGCTTGGTCAAATACTTCTGTAAATTTGTTACGCAGACGGTCAACAAATTTAGAAAACTTTAATTCGTCACGGGTAATTTCAGAGGTACGACCTAATGAAAACCCTTGATTTGGTTCTAATCTGGAGATTGGCACAGACAATGCACCATACAATTTCTTTTGGAAGTACTTAACATCTTCTAGTTCACCAAGATTTTGACCACCTGGTAATGTAGTGATTTCTGTACCTTTACCACCTTCTCTACGTGGTAACCAAAAGTCTTCCATCATAGACATAAATTTACGGTCATCACGTACTTCACCCGTATTGGCATCATATACCAACTTGTTCTTGTACTTGACCATGATATCACGGAGATACTGTTCCGCTTTTAATTTTGGTAGATTACCTACGTCAATATAAAAGATGCGGCGTTCTGGAGCTCTCGAAATACGGTAGATAACCGTTGCATCCTCTATCATACGAAGTTGATTAAGAGGCTTGATAGCTTTATGTAGATAACTCAGAACGACTGCTCTACGTGAATCCATTAAACCAGAAACAACCGAAACGATTGAATCCGTTGTAATACGTACACCAACTGGACCATAATTAGACGATGAACCAGTCACAACCTTATCGTTGTAAATATAATATTCATTGACCGTTTGCATAACTTCTGCACCGGTACGTTCATCTTTTTGTTTTTTAATCTCACGTACTTTACGAAGTTTACGTGGATCAATATAACGTAACTCTTTAATACCTTCTACAGGATTATCTCTATTGATAATCACATGATAGAAAAGTCTACCATCGATGTAATACCTACGGAAAATATCTTGTGCCATGTTTTGATAATTAAATAAACGTAAGATAGTTTGAAATTCATCTTTGATGGCTTTCTTAATCTTTTCTGGTTGTTTCAAATTATCCAAAACAATATTTGTAATTGTACCATCATCGTCTTGTACAATGGCTTCATTAATTATATCATCTATTGCAGATTCAATTTCTGGTTGCATGGCCATTTCACGATAACGTGAAATTAATTCTACCTCATTTTTGGCTGTGCCATCCAGGTCAACATATGTACCGTAGTAAGCGGCAGATGTTATAGTTAATGCGCCGTCATCGGAAGACGGAGGCGAAAACGATTGTTGCGAGACTTTTTCAAGCTCGTCCTTTTCACGGGATATCGTAAAACCGAAAAGTGAAAATTTATTTGTATTAGCCATATTTTTTAGTTAATTATAAAGTCAAAAAAAACATAAAGGAGGGAATAAATCCCTCCTTAAAAAAATCAATTAGTTGTGTCAGCTTCCCACCATTGATATGCAAATGTTGTTGCATATTCTTCAATGGTATCATTTGAACCCCAATCTAAATCAATTGGTGCTAAATCTACTGGAAATAATCCAACAAACTTATATTTTTTAATATCGCCACCAGTTTTTCCGTATTGTGTAACTGTTGCATCAACCGAGTAACCATTTGAATTAATTGCAGCGCCATTTCTGACGTTACCTGCGTGACTGTTGATAGCATTCATCCACGATTCGATGGAATTTCTGATAGTGAAATCTTCATCGTTGATGATTGTTAATGTCCAGTCTGCAAATGTTCTATTACCAGCAAATTTCAATTCACGACCAAAGTAATAAACTGGTACAGTACCGACTGTGGAACCTGGTAACTGTGCAGTTTTAGCCATGAATGTTACTTTTTGACCAGAAACAGTACTGTTTGAAGCAATAGTTGGAAAAGTTAAAGAGACTGAAAATAGATTAGGACGTGCACCGTCTCCAATCATATTTGCTCTAAATTCTGCTACATTGAATGCCATTCTTTTCTCCTGTTATGTTTTATTTATTAAGCACCAACGATAGTGTTGAAGTCAACACCAGTTCCAACGGCCACAAAGTTCAACTGGATAAAGTTTACTGAACGAGCAGGCTTAATGTAGATATCACCAACAAATTGGTTTGAATCAATAACTTGTGGAGTATTATTAGTTGTGTCACAAACCACTTTGAAATCTGTAATACCACGGCGACCTTGTATATCACGTAAGAATGGAGTTACTAAACTTACAAATTGAGCACGGGTAAACTCATCATTCATTTCAAACAATGAGTATTGTGCTGCCTTAGTAATAGACTTTTCTAGTGTGATAAACAAACGGCGAACGTTGATTCTATCAAAAGCTGATGGCTTAGATTGTAGTGTTTTATCGCCAAACAATACTGTGCCTTGACCTGGGAATGATACAACTGGATTAACACCTGCTGCATACAATGTATCACGGAATGACTTGTTTGGATTCCATGCCAATTTGATACAGTTCTTAATAGCACCACGATTGAAACCAGCTGGTGAGAACCATGGGTCTTTAATCGTGTCTGTATATACACATAAACCAGCAATATCAGCGTTTAACGGAATCCAACGATATGTATTGTTGTATCTATCGTACTGATATTTCCAACCAGAATCAGCAACAACATATGATGATGAACGACTCAAAGCAGATAACCACGCTTGAATGTTTGTTGTTTCATTACCAGCTTGGTTGATAACGTTTGCACTAGGTGGAGAAATGAATACCACACAATCTTTACGAACGTTTGCTACATTATCAATAGCGTATTGTTGTGAAGAAACTGAAGCGTCAGCAGTTAAAATTAAAGAAATATCAGTAGTTTCTTTATTTGCAAATAAAGAAGCAGAACTTTGTAAATTTGCATCCGATGGTGTTGCGTCTGTACCACCATTCATAGTGGCACCATAAACACCACTTGGATATGCAACACTCGAAATTCTAACAAATGATGAAGAAGAACTTGTGCCCCATGAGGTAGAAGTATTTGAATAATCAACTGGATCCATCGAATAGATGTATTTTGAATTGTTGAAAATTACTTGTTTGTAATAATTACTTGAACCATTTATTGAGGCATCAAATGCTTTAGAAATAAATGGATATGTTTCTAAAACTGTATTTGCTGTACCTGTGATTAAACCACCTGCATCCAGAACAACAATATGAATTTCATCGTTTGCACCACCAGCGCTTGCGGCTTGTACTGAAGTACCTGGTACAGATGAGAAATAAGATTTGTACGTCCAGTTATTGAAATATGTGGTATTTGTGGAATCAAAAACTTCAACTCTAATTGAATTGCCTAGTTGACCAGGATAACGTGCCACAAAAGGACCATAAGCGTTTGAATTCAAAACATTTAAATATGCTGATTCAAAAATATCTTCATTTGTAATTTGAATATTCGAAGCACTTGTATTTGCGTCAGCATTTAATGTGCCAGAAGCAACAGAACGAACAACTAGTAAATTGTTTCCATATGATAAAAAGTTTGCACAAGTAAAAAATGATGTTGCTGTATTTGAATTTGGTTCACCAAATGTTTGTACCAAAGAAACTTCATTAGTTATTTGTTTGATTTTGTTTGCTGGACCCCATTGGAATCTTCCAGTAAAAGCACCAGTAGTTGTAGATGTAGAAGGAACGACTGTAGTTAAGTCTACTTCTGATACATTTACACCTGGAGAGATTTGAAATGCCATTTTATTCTCCTTGAATTATTATGTTTTTTGGCAGTTATACCATATTTTATATTTATGAAACGCCGGATTTACATTCTCTCAATCATCTTCTTTGTGAATCCGGCATAAGTCTCACCGCCATTTGCAACTTCCCACAAATCACCACCCATAATTTCAAAATCGTGTTCTAGACCATCTTCAATTATAGGGGCTGGCAGCATATCATCATCAATTTGATTCATATTTTCCAACTGAATCTGTTTACGGATGTCATGATTAACAATTTCTTTGAAATATTGTTGAGTAGTTAACCATGAAAACATGACTAAAGGCATAACGGTGTCATCATTTGCACCTTCTTCAGCTTTAAATGTATTCTTTTGTTGTACAAAAGTGGTCAATTCTGAATAAGTATCAAAGTCATTAATTAATAATTTGTCGCCTTCAATCAGAGTTTTAAGGTTGGAACAACCAATTGCTTTGACTTGAACAGACATTTTCAGACCCATTTGAATACCACGAGCAAATCCAGCAGACAGTTGTTGTGGTTTCTTGTTGCCTGTAAATATTTTCCATAAGTTTTCATATTCAAAATCATTGTGTAATGAATCTGCCACTTGTGGATTATTATTAATTTCTACCAAAACATAGGCATCATTATAGTATCTAGCGGTATTATAAATGACTGTTGGGAACAATATAGGAGTGATTGATGAACTCTTATAAGTTGCCACCTGTTTGTATGGTGTTTGAGATATATCGATGACTGAGAAGGCAGAACTATCTAAATTCTTACCTTCTGACACATCCACACAGATACAATATAGGTGATCCGATTTGGCATCATTTACATCTTCTTTGACCGGATGTTCATAAATTTTCAGTAGGTCATGGTTAGCAATAGGGTCTCTGTAAACCAATTGTTGTAACTTGTAACCAGATATCAATGTATTGGTTGAACCCAAGAATTCAGTTTCAAACTCTTGCTTGAACTGACGTTCAGAGGTGTTTCGAATTGTTTCTTCTTTCCATTTTTCATCACGACCTGGTACCATAGACCAGTGAATCTCAAAGTTGGTATAGTTGTTCTTTTTGTTCAAAGAATCCATCCATAACTTGTAGAACAGGTTCATACCATTTGGTGTAGACACAATAATAATCTTTGTTTTTTTACCTGATGAAATTACAGGATAAACAGAGTTGAAAAATTCTTCAGCAATATTATTCGGCACGAAAGCAAATTCGTCTAAGAATACAATGTTAAATGAACCACCTCGAATAGCAGATGATGATGTAGAGGCAGCAATAATCTTAGATCCATTCTCAAGTTCTACGTTACCTTTGTTCCATGTGACAACACCTTGTTGTAACCAGATAGGTAAATTTTCATATGCCAACTGGTACTTGGCTAAAATATCTCTGGCTAACGAGCCTTTGTTGGCCAACACAGCACAGTTTTGTGTTTCAGTAAAGATGGTTGCCCATAACATATAAGCAACTGTCGTAGTTGTTTTACCAACCTGACGAGGACATTTAGTGATAACAAATCGGTCTTTGGCAAATAACTTAATCATTTCTTCTTGAAATGGCCACATTCTAAAATTGATTAGACCCTCATCAACGTTGACAATCTTTACATAATTCTTGGCAAAATAAACAGGGTCTTTGGAACATTTAATATATTCATCAACTTGTTCTTGTGTATACTCTACTGTAACGCCTGCCTTTTTAAGTAAAGGATTGTCACGGTATGCTTCACCAAATCTTAAATCACCGGTCATTCTTTACCTTTGAGAAACTTACTTAGTTCTGCCGTAGAACCTACAAAAAGAGCGTTGTTAATTTTGGTGTCAGCTTCTCTTTTCTTGCCGTCCATTTCACGCATTTCTTTTTGCATCTTCAATAGTCTGTCGTTTGCTTCTACCATATTTTTTAGTAGAGTGCCGTAAACTTCAAATGCTCTTGGGTGTTGACCTGCCTTGGCAATCTGTAGGATTTCTTCCATGGCGTCTTTACCTTGTTCGATAATATCTTGTAGGTTACTTTTGGATTGTTCATAGGCATCGACCAGGTCTGTTTTTAAGTCGATATCATCTGTTGCTGACTTACTTACTATTGGTACCAATGGTTTTACTTCTTCTTCAACCGGTGTCACATCGAAGATTTTTTCCATATTTTTGTCAAAAGTGTTCATAATTTTTTATTTTAACCTCGTTCAACTATTGTATTATGATATGTATATAAACTGTTGGCGTTTGCTGTATTAGGTGAAGGAGTTGATGTTATAGTAACTATAGTATTTGAAATTGCACCAATTCTATTATAAGAATTAAACACATAACTTGCGTTATTATTTACACCATAAACTGGTTGTGAAGAAACAAAATTACCATTTATATTTGATAACTTTAGAATATTATTATTCCAAGAAATAACTTTTCCTGTAGCTGTTGGTGTTGTTGCAGAGAATCCTTGATAAACAACTTCACCAACTTGATATGTACCAATTCCAGGTGAAGTCATATTAAATGCCACAACGTCATTTGGTCCAATATCATTTAGAATATTTGTAATAGATGTTTTAATGATACCGGCAGTAGATGATTTACCAAATATGAAACCTTTAACTGTGAAATTTAATGTCCAAATAATCATTCTGGTTTCTTGGTCTCTATCACCTTCATAAACAATTTCATGTGATGTATTATTTAAAATGATTGGTATTTCTTTGACGATACCCATCTCAGGAATTAAATTTAATTTAATTGTATAATCTGGTGTGAAATATGGAATTATATGTTCTAGTACTTGTGTAGCATCTTCAATATTTCTTACATACAGATATAAAGAGAAATCAAAATTGTAAGGTACAGGATTATATTGAGCAACAACACCAGATGAAGTTTGTGCAAAATTTTTAATATTTGTGTTCTGTTTTCTGGATGAATCATATGATAATCCTGTCATCTCAAAAGATAATCTTGGTAATGCCACTTGAACTTTTTTATCTAAATCCAAATCATCTTCAATTCTCATTACATAACGTTCTTTGGTTGCATAAGCAATTGGTATTAGAAAACGTTCTGCTTCAGACAAATCTGGATTATATCTAACTAAAGTAATTTCATTAAAAAGGTTGCCAAAACCAACAACCATTTTACGAATTACACGGTTATATTGTGGTGTTGACATTAGATTTTCCCAAACGGATTAATTTCCGTAAAATCGGTAATATTATTTGCTTGATTTTCAATATATAAATTATCATACGTTTCATTTCTTGTTGAATCTTTTAATGTATCAAAAGAAATTAATGTATGTCTTGCGTTACTTGTTGCACCAACAATTAGTCGACCATCAATAAATTCGCCAGCAATATTGGTAACACTTAATGTGTTTGATGTATTGCTCCAATTTTGTACGATGGCCACCACCGTAGCATTTGCTTGTGTCGTATCGGGTGATTGAAACACAATTTCTTTTTGTGTATAATTTCTTAAGCCATTTGTAACATTTAAATCTAATGTGTAACTAGATTGTGTAACAGCATCATCGATATCTGCCACACCAGTTTCAATAACTTCTTGTGAATACTTAAATTTCTCAAGTTCCAATTCATAGAAGAAAGGTATTTTACGACCCAAAGTAAAGAAGTCCTTTGTGTGGTTTACAAATTTAATTTCAAATAATTCACCTGTACCATTTAGAAAAGGTACATAAATTAAATCACCTTCACGTGGTCTTGTAAAAGTATTTTGTGGTACACGTTGTGAAAATGAACGTTTTGAAATGATAACGTTGGCATTATTTTTGATTTCAAGACCAAATTTAGAAAAGAATTCTCTTTCACCCGAATATTCCATTGAACTAGACAAATAAAATTCAACAGGAAATGCTGATTTGAATTTCTTAACTGGATCTTCACCGTATAAAATATCTCTATCGTCTGGATTAAAGATAGGTAAATAGTACGCATCAAAACCCATAATTTTTATGGACTCTACGATAAGGTCTTCTACAACTCTTTGTTCAGCGTGAGAGTTGTAGTTATTAAAATATACGGATGTTGCCATTTTAGTTCATAAACATTTCTAATGGACCTGAATAATTATTAATCATATCTTCTTCAAGTCGTTTCTTTTCTTCCATGGCTTCATCAAAGATTACATTACCATTTAGTGAAACACCACCTGGTAATTGAATGCCAGCAAACTTTTTGAGATTGGAACCCCATTGAATTTTAATAAGTGTTGTTGCATATTCTTTTAACCAACGGTCATTCCACACACGACCATATACTGTTGGATCCACAACAGCATAACATTCGGCAATTACATGTGTACCAACTGGTGCTTCTGATGCTCCCCATGCCCAATCGATATAGAGTCTTTGCATATGTCTTTGGAAACGAATTGGAACTTCACCAGAGAACATCAATTCTAGTGAACGAAGGTGTTGTTGAGTTAATGTGTAGTTGATGTAGGAAGCTGATGTGAAGTCATATAACTCATTTAAACGAAGTTGGTATCTTAGGTCAAACATATTAACCGAAGATTGTGAATCAGTAACCGGAAAGATACGTGTAATTCCCGTAATATCTAAAGCATTATTTGATGAATCTTTGGCTTGTGTTAGGTCCAAATATTTGTTATTGATATCTGTTTGGTCAATTGCTTTTATATAAAATACTTTTTGTAAACCATCAAAATGATAATCTTGATAATATTGGAGTGCATCATCAATACGGTCTTCTACCTGGTCGTCATCAATATTGATTTCAATCACAGGAAATCCTAATCTTTTAAGACAATAATTTTTAAAATTGGTTCTTGTTGTTGTTATAGACATTATTTCTCCATATATAAAGACTTTTCTTTATATTTAGGTGTCTAATTATTGTGTTTTCTTAATTTTTGGTCTCGGCCAAACAGAACCAGTTACTGGCCTTGATTGATTATTTGCTTTAGGATATACTGCACCTAACTCAGGTCTTTCTCTTTTATAATGTACAATACGATTTGGTCCACCCCACAACGCATAGTACCCTCTAGATGAATTTGGATCAGTAAAATCTGTTATTTGATTCACTTTAGCTGTGTTTATAATATATGCTTTTGCGGTGTTTGGTGTCATATGCGGATAAATTTCTAACGCACAAGCCAATATACCAGTAACTTGTGGTGCTGACATGGATGTACCTGACATTTTGCCTATTGTATTATTGGCAGAATCTGATGACCTTGTATCGGGTAAACTACTAGAGACACCTTTAGTTGTAGAGCTTTGTATATATACTCCTGGTGCCCATATATCTACACCTGGACCTGCATTACTAAAAACTGCTTTACTATCATATGGTGTAACGTCTAAAGCACCGACAACAATGTTATCCATTGTATCATAATTTCCTCCATATGATTTACTATCATGATTATTCGGACTAGCACCTTGATTGTAAAAAATTGGATATTGTATAGATGAGGAATAATGATTTCCAAGTTCAAATGTATTATTCCAATCTTGTCCTCCAGGAACATCAATTTTAAAGTTTGAATTTCCTGCTGATCCAACGTGTATTATTCCATTTTTTAAAATATCTTCAACATCAGCATCAACAACCGAAATTCTTGCTGGTACACCTGTGTTAAAAGGTGCTTTATCTAATTGGGGAAATCCAAAATTTGAAATCTGGTCTATACTAAATTGTGTGCCTTGGCGAATTTTAGCATTATTTGGTCCAAAATTTATATCAATTCTACCAGCAGTATTTTGAAAGAATTTCCATTCAGATATACAACCAGATTGACCTATTGAAACTCCTGTATTTGCATAATCAGATTCTATTCTAATTCTATATACTGTGTTTGGTGCAGAACCTTCCAATCCATGGAATACTCTCTGTATACTTCTATTACCTGAATTCCAGAACCATGCCGGATTTACTGCAACACTTTCCGGTGGTGAATGAACAGGTAATCCTAATGTATTGACCAATGTATTGAAATCAACATAATCTTGTCCACTTGTTGTCTTAACTGTGAATGGTGCGTTTGCTGTGATTGTTTGATTTGTGTTAATATATAATGTTTGTGTACTTGAATAACCACATCTAAATGGAAAAGGCAAATTTACTTGCCAATAACCAATATCTGTATTACCTGATGTTGGTGTTGAATACTCCGTTAGTCCGGTTGAACCTAATAATGTGGCTCCTGTATTTGCATATAATACCGAATAACCACCAAAATCCGTAAAACTATAATAATAATTTTCTGTTCTTTCCCAAGTTATATTTTCTATCCAATTGCTGCTGTACCAAGCCCATTGTCCACCCATATAACCAGCGTATACAGGCCCAATATAATTTACACCTCTATAATAAACTCCTGTAATTCTTGCCCAATTCCAAATTGAACTTGAAATTTGATAACCCCAACTGGAGTTCACAATAGTTGGATTTTTTATTCCTGTATTTGGATTAATTGCTTTTCTGTTATGAAATTCTTTTATATAATTAAAACAATATGATGTTGAACTTGAATCATGTGTATTATATGATATGTGATAAATGTTTGCATCTCTAGCAAAACCTTGTGTATTACCCGCAACTGTTCCTGAAACGTGTGTTGGATGATAAGATGTAGAATTATAATAGGTAGTTCCGTTAGCTGCTGCTGTTGGATAGAAATACGGATTCTCTGAATATCCTAAAACATAAGGACTATATTGATACCAATTGAAAGATACGAATCTTGAACCTCCTGTGCCGTCAGGATTAACTGCATACTCTGGATGTGCAACAGCAATTCCGTCATCATCTAAATTAATGAAATCTACATTTCTACCTGTTTGTGTTAATTCGATTGAACCGGATGTGGTTGAAAAAGAACCAGCTGGTGCAGCGCCTGGGTACCCAGTATTATAATCATAAGCACCACTACCCCAATTTGAAATCTGTTGTTCTGAAGTACATCTCAATAGGCCCCAATTAATATATGTATTACTTATTGTACTGCTTTTATTAAAATTTGAACTACTTTGTTGAGTTGAATTCAACACTGGTTCCATACCAAGATGTTTTGGATGTGGTTGTATATCTAAAACTCTTTCATCATTGATTAATGAATCAACTTCTGATTGTGTCAAAGCATACAAAGTTCCACGACTAGATGGCCTACGTTCCACACATTCTACCGACCTTGTTATATCAGTATTTGCTGGACTAATACCTTCTGTTTCTAATTCATAATACAATGATTCTAAATCGGAATGATTATTGGCAATTACATAATAGTGTAAAATACTATCTTCAAAATTATTACCTACTCTATTTGCAAGACTTATCGTATCATCTTGTATTCCATTTGGATCATAATCAGTTCTGATAACAAAATTACCATTTTCATCCATCGTCACACTACGTTTTGCTGTAGTCATATTAAATCTCCAATTGTACAGCAGTCAGCGTAACGGTGACAGAATTTGTTGCTCCACTATAATTTGTTACCGCCATGGCAATATTGGTATTTACTGTTGGCTCATTGTTGAAACCATAAACACCAGGAGTTATAATGATTGTATTTGCACCTGATGTAATAACTTCTGCAATAACACCGGCACCAGCAATTGGGTCGGCACCAGATACTCTAGTTGAATCGTTTGCTCGAGATGCACCATCCGTATAAATTCTAACCCATGCGGCCTGGTCGGTTTGTACTTTTAATAAAACATAACTTTTATAACCGCTGACATCTAGATTAGAAGTTGTATTATTTGCTATAGACGATGTTGTACCAGAAACAACTGTTCTTGATGATAATGCTCCACCTGAACCTGATGCTGTGTTAGCTTTATTGAAAGCAGCATTGGCTACAACTCTAGCATAACTATCAACCAAATTAGTTGATATGGTATTTGCTAATGAGAATGCTGCATTTGCTTGTATGAAAGCTCCAGTACTGGCAGGCGTTGCTGATGTAAATTGTGTTGTACCATCATTAAAAATAATGTTACCTGATAGATGCACATTAGCAGCCAACAAAGATGTATTTGATACTTGTGGTATTACAACTTGTATCGTGTTTGCTAATTGACGGTTTTTAGATGCCATTTTATCCTATTATTCTAGTTCGTATGGCAGCAAAACTAGCTGTAATTGTGCCACCTGTGTTGTTTGTCCATATGTAACCAGTAATACCTGAATTGTATGCAACTGTTCCTGTTCCACCAGAAACACCACTATTTGCTACGGGTGTTGCTGAACCACCACCACACAACCACATAGAAACTACTCCTGTAGCTCCTGTGTTGTTTACGATAATCATTCCAGAAAAGTTAGGAAAATTAACTGTAGCGGAATTATTATAAGATGCGTTTGAATATGTGGTATCAATATAATTTGTACCAGGAGAAGTAGTTGTTATGTATATAGAGTTGGCATTAACCGTATTGGCAGTAGCAGTACTGTCAATAGTAACGTTTCCATAAATTTTTGTTCCGTCTAATAATTTTGCCATAGTATCCTATTTATTAATCATTAACTGATGCCAGTAATTTCATCCATGCCTTTTGTTAAAATATTTCCATTGGATGTTTCTCTTTTTGATACACCCGAACCTTGTAATGTAATTTCATCAAAACCACTAGAATACATGAATGTTGGTGACACACTCGAAATTACTTTTGTGATTTCATCAAAACTCGAACCAGAAGGTAGGAACATTACACCATTACTGTACAATCTTGAACCATATGCAATTGCTGGTGGAGATAAAAATGACCAACCTGTGTTATTACCTGCGTTGACACTCGTTGTATTAACATACCATCCAAGGCCACTAACTAATGCTGTCGAGTTGGCAATATTTAGGTAGTTCGTATTTACCTTTAATGTGCTCGCTTGGTCTACGGTAAAGCTTGATGATCCGGTATATGGTCTTAGAAAAACCATATTTGATGAACCTGTACCAGCTAAATTAAAGTTGGTGAATTTTGGTATTTTTGAACCATCAAAATAAAATACAGCTGGAGTATTTGCTGTTTGTATATCTTGTATAGTTGAATTTGAACTTATGTATATACCAACGTTTGCATTTGCACTCATACCATTTACAATTGTAGGCCAATTTGTTGGATATAAACTATATAAAGTTGCGTTTGATGTTACATTACTTGTTATAATTATTTTTGATGATGAATTATTAATAAAAACTGTATTTCCTGCACCCAAATTAATACCGGATGGATTTCTTATGTACAATGGTTTTGAACCAATTTTTATCCATTTTGTTGTACTGGATCCAGCTGTTGTGACATAATTTAAATATACGTTATTGTTACCTGTATCAAATGTTCCTGAATTTAATGTTAAATAACCGGAAAGTCCTGAATAAGTATCAACATTTGTAATAAAATTATCATTTGTGATTGTAACATAAGTATTATATTGTACAACCGTATCACCTATAGTAATATTTCTTATTAGAGCATTTGCTACAGTTTGTGTATCACCTATGATTGAAATAGATTGTGTATATGTACCATCTCCATACATTATATAATTTCTGGATGTATATTGATTTGGTGGATATGAAGCTGATAAAGAATTTAAATAAAGGTTTCCATAAACTGTGAAGGAACCACAAGATAGTAAATAATTACTATTTGATGAGGATGAATTCGTATAATCTCTAACACCCATTGTTACGGGACTTGAAAGTTTATCTCCATAATAAGCCATACCAACAAAACTTTCGGTTAAATTTATACAATTTGTTATACTTGTATTAGACCAAATCCATTGATTGGTACCAGCCGAAATAAAAGATGTAGCATGACCATTATCAAATCTGACATTTCCAGATGTGGTAAAATTTGTGAAGTCAATAATTGAGGCTGTTGTACCGGGAGAAAGTGTACCAACAATACCCAGATAACTAGCATTATTTGCCATGCCAGCTTGTACTAATCTTGGACTTGATGATTGAGAGTTGAAGTTATAGGCTCTAAGTGATTTGTAATTTAAATCAATAATACCTTGGGTGAAGCCTATGGCACCGGCTGGATTACCATTAGCCCAATTTGATAAAAGTATCCAACCATTATTTTCCGATGAAGCACTAAATATGTGTGACCTACCTGAACCATTCATACTTATATTAGTGCCAGTATGTGTTATTGGATTAAGTCCAGCAACGTTTGCTGTAAATGTTAATCCACCAAGAATTCCTGAACCTAAAGATCCGCCTGTTTGCAAAAAACTTCCGCCGCATTTGATGGAAGGTCCGCCAGTGCCAGCAAAAGTACAACCCGTCATAGTTAAATTTTGGCAATATACTGTACCAACAAGTGTAACTGTACCTGCGCCAGTTGAACTAAAAACAACATCATCAGAATATGTGGGAACACCATCACCACCAGATGAACTGTTACTAACTAAAGACCAATGTAATGTGTTGGCTGAATCCCAAGTACCTGCTCCATTTGTCCAATAATATGTTGCCATTATCTAAACCTTAACCAAAAATTGTATCTAAAGTGTTTGTTGCTGCATTGTAATATGTATATACTGCACTATTATTATTTGATGTGTAAGCGTAACCAACTCTACCACCAACATAAACACTATTTGAAACACCAACGCCACCTGAAACAACTAATGATCCATTGTTACTTGAACCTGTATTTGAACCGGATGTAATAAATGTATTTGCAACAACCAATGTATTGTTTGATGCAGTGAATAATATGTTACTTGTATTGGACAGGTAACCTGTGGCATTGGCAAAAATTACACCGTTAGATAAGTATCCTGATGCTGATATACCACCACCAGTACCACCACTTGATGCAACATTCGATACCGCTGTAATTCTACCATTTGCAGCAACTGTAATTACTGGAATAATCGAAGCATTACCAAATGTGCCAGCAGTAATTGTAATATTTGTAAAGTCAGTATTAGCCTGATTGTATGCAGCGTTTGCCTGTATAAAAGAAGCATTAGCAACATAAGTTGGTGTGTTAGCTTGAATGTATGCTGCGTTGGCTTGTACAAAGGCTGAATTAGCATAAACGGCTGCTGATGCTGCACCAGCACCACTACTAGCATTTGCTTGAGCATACGCAGCATTTGCTTGAATGAAAGCACTATTAGCATACACGGCTGCTGATGCTGCACCGGCACCACTACTAGCATTTGCGAAAGCATAAGCGGCGTTTGCCTGTATGAAAGCCCCGTTAGCATATGTTGATGCTGAACCACCACCAGAAGTTGACATTACTGTACCATCACCAAATATGATGGAGTTTGCACCAGATAGAATAATATTACCTGTATATAAATTACCTGATATACCAACACCACCACTTACAGTCAAGGCACCAGTTGTATTTGATGTGGCTGATGTGGTATTACCAATACTAAATTGATAACTTGATGATGTTAGATACTTGTAACCATATAAGTCTACGATATCACCTGAGATTGTTGGAGTTACTAATGTTACAGATGAACCTGTTCCTGTAAATTCACTTGGATCCAATTCAATACCATTTAAAAACACCATCACATTAGATGTATAATCTATTGCAAAAACAGTTTGTGCTGCTGATGCTACATAATATTGTTTATTTACTGTAATGTATGTTAATGGTGTTGCTGAACCTCCACCACTCGATACAGAAACTGTTGTAATATTTGATACACGACCATTTGCTGCCAAGGTTATAACAGGAACCAAAGAACTTGAACCATAGATACCTGCTGTCGTTGATACGTTTGTGATATCTAAATTGGCTTGAGTAAATGCAGAATTTGCTTGTATGAAAGCAGAATTAATCGTTGAGTAAGATGAGTTTGCCTGAGTGAAAGCACCATATGCTACCGTCAAACCAATATTTGCCTGTGTATATGCCGAGTTTGCCTGTGTATATGCCGAATTAGCCTGTGTATATGAAAAAATAGAAAATGTATTAACTGAATTTGCTTGAGAATATACTGCATTAGCTTGAGTGAAAGCTGAATTTGCCTGAGTTCTAGCTACAGTATCTGTTGAACCACTGCTCAAAGTATTAGCTAAAATAAACGCCGCATTGGCTTGTACAAAAGCTCCGTTAGCATAAGTTGAAGCTGAATTAGCCGTAATAAAAGCACCGTTTGCGTATGGTCCTGATGATGAACTACCTGAACCAGAATTGGCCGCCGAGAAGGCTGCATTGGCATAAACAGATGCCGAGTTGGCAACACCAAATGCCGAGTTGGCATACGTACCTGATGTGACTGCTTTTGGTTCGTTATTTGCTTGTAGGAAAGCACCATTAGCATAAGTTGATGCGGAGTTAGCGACACCAAAAGAACTATTTGCATATGTACCAGCAGTTACTGCTTTAGAATCTGCTGTTGCTGCGTTAGTTGTAGCAGTATTAGATTGAGTAAATGCTGAGTTAGCATAAGTTCCAGCACTAGTCGCTGTATTTGCCTGAGTAAATGCTGAGTTAGCATAAGTTCCAGCACTTACTGCCTTAGAATCGGCAGTCGCAGCATTAGTGGTTGCTGTATTTGCTTGTATATAAGAAGCGTTAGCATACACACCAGCATTTGTTGCATTAGTAGTTGCTGTATTTGCTTGAGTATAAGAACTGTTAGCATATGTTCCAGCAGTTACTGCCTTTGAATCTGCTGTAGCTGCATTTGTTGTAGCTGTATTGGCCTGTGTATACGAACTATTAGCATATGTGCCTGATGTTACTGCTTTAGAATCTGCTGTTGCAGCATTAGTAGTTGCCGTATTTGCTTGAGTATAAGCTGAATTCGATTGTACAAAAGCACCGTTGGCATAAACCGCTGCCGAATTAGCAACACCAAATGACGAGTTAGCATATGTACCAGCAGTTACTGCTTTAGGTTCATTATTGGCTTGTGTATATGCCGAGTTGGCATAACTGAAAGAAGCATTAGCATAAGTTGATGCTGAGTTAGCAACACCAAAAGCACCATTAGCATATGGACCAGCAGAAGAACTACCTGAACCGGAGTTAGCAACTAAGAAGGCTGCATTAGCATACACACCAGCATTTGTTGCATTGGTAGTTGCTGTATTAGCTTGTGTGTAAGCAGAGTTAGCATATGTTCCAGCACTTACCGCTTTAGAATCAGCCGTAGCTGCATTTGTTGTAGCTGTATTAGCCTGTGTATATGATGAGTTAGCATATGTTCCAGCAGTTACTGCCTTTGAATCTGCTGTAGCTGCATTTGTTGTAGCTGTATTGGCCTGTGTATACGAACTATTAGCATATGTGCCTGATGTTACTGCTTTTGGTTCGTTGTTTGCCTGAGTAAAGGCTGCATTAGCATATAAAGCTGCTGAGTTGGCAACACCAAAAGCACCATTAGCATATGGACCAGCAGAAGAACCACCGCCACCACCAGTATTTGCAATTGTAAAGGCTGCATTTGCTTGTATAAATGCAGAATTGGCATACAAAGCTGCCGAATTAGCAACACCAAATGACGAGTTAGCATATGGACCAGCAGAAGATCCACCTGAACCGGAGTTAGCAACTAAGAAGGCTGCATTGGCATAAACAGATGCCGAGTTGGCAACACCAAAAGCACCATTAGCATATGGTCCTGATGATGAGCTACCTGAACCAGAATTGGCCGCCAAGAAAGCTGCATTAGCATATAGTGATGCTGAATTGACCGAACTTTCACGAGCTAAAGGAAAACCACCAGCCGTTGATCCATCATGGACAACGATTGTATTTTTTGTGGTATCAACAGTAATTTCAGCCGTTACACCAGTAAATGATGCGGTCTGTGCTGTTGTACCTCTACGAAATTGGACTTGTGTTGACATATTAGTATTTATAATGTTCCGTAATCGATAGAATAACTTAAAGGATCCGCAACAAATCCATAATCAACAGTCATTCCTTGAGCACCAGGAGTGCCAACAATTGAAATTGTTTTGGTTGAAGCGTTAGCTGAAACTGATATACCTGAGATACCTATAATGTTAAATGTATCATTTGCACTAGATGAAATAATAGATGTTGAATTATTTGGAGTATACACAACACCGAATGATGACGAATTAGCTTTTACAAAAGCGGCATTAGCATATAATGATGCTGAGTTAGCAACACCAAAAGCACCATTAGCATATGGACCAGCAGAAGAACCACCAGATCCAGTATTTGCTTGAATAAATGCTGCGTTTGCTTGTATAAAAGAAGCATTTGCTATTTGTCTAGCTAAAGCATCGGTTGCTGCACCACTTGCAGCAGTAGATTGTATTGAACCGTCAGGAAAGTGAATCGCACCTGATGTATAGATACCACCCGTAGCAATGTTTGTTGCCACTATTGTTGAGTTGGATGTTACAAAAGATGCTACTTTTAGTACATCACCAAGTTGACGATTTTTTGTTATCATTTTATTTTAGAGTTATTCTATTATTTATCACCAAGATATTATGATTACAAAACCTGGTCCGCCGTTACCACCTCGAGCAACAGTGGGCCTAGTGCTGTTTGGTGCCGCCACCACCGCCAGTAACCATGAGTCCTGTACTGGGTGGTGTTATATTAGCACCGGTTGCACCGGCGTTGATTTCAATTACAGGAAACCCTAATCTACGTAGACAGTAATCTTTAAAAGCGCTTCTAGATGTTATTGTGGCCATTTATTTTCCTCTCTATTGAGGTATTTATGATTCTAAGGTGGCTACCAATTGTTAAATTTTTTATATTAAAAAAACATTACAACGGGTGTAAATGCAACCGATGGTCCTGGAGGTGCTGTAAACGTCCAACCTAAATTGTTTGACACATTGGTTGAGTGTGTGCCTGCGTACCAGGCGGCACCACCTGTGGCGTTTGAATCTTGTATACTTAAATAATCCACACTCACAGTACCACTTGCTTTGGACAAATTAAATCTTGTTCCAGAGGTGTCGCTTTGCAAAAGCCAACTATTACCAGCAGTTCCCGACACATTAAAATTGGTCACTGTTTGAGTGGAACTTGCCTCAAATTGTATGGATCTACTACCTGCAATATAATTTGTAGTGATGGTATTAAAAGTGTTGTTACCAGAGACACCTACCCTACCTGTAATTGTTAAATTATTATAGGTATATCCACCCCCGGTAAAAGGCGTATACGCAGACCATGTGCTACCCATTTGTATAGTAGAAGTGCCGGGATTTATGGTAATTGTATCGTAAAGGTCCGGGTAAATTGCCCAGCCAAATGTGTTATCCCAGATTCGCCAGGTACCTGAACCCATGTTTACGGTAGTGGAAACGCCACTGCCGGTATCAAAAACAATGAAATCTTGTGTGTCCACATTAAAATTATTTGCATTAAATGTGCAATTCCCATTGAGAATAAATACAGCCGAGGCGTAATTAGTACTATTTGGTTGAATAGACAGGTTATCACCCAGTGTGGTAGTTGTAGCAGTTGTACCATCTCCAACCATTAAACCACTTATTGTTTTTCCTACAGACGTAAGTGTGCCTGTGCCTATCATGCTAACACCAAATCCTGACCCGCCATCAAGACCATAATAAGGAGTTACAAAATATGTTCCACCACTGGACAATGTAACATTGCCATAAACATTGAAACCCAGTGCAGAGTTTTCAGAGGTTTGAAAAAAGGCAGGTATTGTATCCAATGTTCCAGTGAAACCTGTGCAGTTTAAAGAAGCACATGATACTGCACTGCCAGAAATAGTAGGACCAACTGTAATTAATCCTGACCCTGAATTTGAATCCAAAAAGACTGCATCTGCGGCAGTTGGTATACTGGCACCACCTGACCCACCAGAAGAAGTACTCCAATGACTTGAGCTACTTCCATCCCATGTACCTGCGCCGCCTACCCAATATCTGTTTGCCATAAATTACTCCTGGACTCTCACTATAACTACTAAACCATTTCCTGTTGGAGATAAAACATCAACTGTCAATGCATCATAGGCATTAATTGTTGTTGACACTGTATTCGCTGCACCACTTGTATTTGCATTTACATAACCAATATTTGAACTGTTAATTTTAAATATTACGTTACAAGTGCCTGTTGTAGTTCTTGCACGTATTAAGTTTATTGTACCTGAAACAGGTATTTCAACAACACCAAATACATTTGCGGTTGCACTCTGAGCACTTGTTGAAGGCACAGCAATAATTTCTAGAAAACGTGGTGGTCTAGTTGATTGTGTTGTACCATCCGCAAAAGTAATTTGTCCACCAGCACCAGTAGTCAATGTTAAACTGGTTGTTCTTATCGTATTATTTGATGAGAAGAATTGTAAACCATTTACATTGCTTAAGTAACCAGTTGTATTAGCAAAAATAATTGAGTTTGCAAGATAACCGGAAGATGAACCACCGCCACCACCTGCTGTTGTTTGTCTTGTACCATCAGCAAAGATGATACCATCTGTGGCCACATTACCTTTGACACCAACACCACCAACAACAGTTAATGTACCAGTAATATTGGATGTTGATGCTGTATTTGGTGCGTTAAATGTTGCGGCCACATTAGATGCATTATAACCGCCAACAAATATTTTTAAGTTTTTACCTATTGTTTGTGTACCAAGTAGAAGGTTTACACCATTAGAATAAAGATATGCATCGCCTGGCTGCGCAGCCGTAAAGTTGTTTATAGTTGTATTGTAAGCAAAACTTGTGATACCCATATCTATAAAGTTACTTACATCAGTACCTAAGTTATTATATAATGCTAAGTCAGTAGATGAGTTTTGTGTATTTGCAAAGTTCTGTCCACCAATTTGAATTGATTGGTCGGTGTTGCCAGAGAACATACTCAATGTATATAAGTGAGCATTTGTATTTGATATGTCTTGGCTTAATTGACTTTGAGTAACGTATACTGTTGAACTTGGACCTGAAGCTGCAATAATACCACCGACATAAGTGTTGCCAGAAATACCTACACCACCAGTAACAACTAAAGAACCAGTTGAAATATTAACAGAATTATTTGGCGTTACTCCACCAACAGCCAATACACTCTGTACGTTTGCTGTTCCATAAATGATTGTGTTACTTTTTAATAATGCCATCTTTTATACTCAAGTTATATACTTTATTTATGTTTCTAATGTGGCCGCCATTTGTTCAGTTTTTTGTTCTATAAACGAGGCAGAACCAAACTTTAATTTTTCTAATTGTTCTTGCGATGCTGTATATCCATTCCAATCAAGACCTACACTATGTGGTTCTACATCATTTAACCAATGTTGTACTGAAAAGAACATAGCGCCTCCAGGCCCAACAACACCACCATGTGGAGTATTATGATTTACTCTTATAATTTCTCCCCTATATGGAGATGTTCCATTTTCACTAACATCAATTTGATATGTTTCTGGTATCATCCATTTACCATCACGTGAGAATCTAATTTGTCCACCAAGTAACACTTCAAACGAATCTACATTTGGATGTGTATGTTCTGGTATAATACAAGGTCCAGAAACCATAAACAGTTCAACTTGAAATTGTTTATTTCTATACCAAATTCCCGACATAACATGTCCACCTTGATTGTCTTGGCCAAAATTATATACTGCCGACATAACAGGAATTTTACCTAATGTTGGACTTGTTGCCAAAAACCAAGTTAAAAAATCATCCAGCTCATCATGCACTTGGTACCTCACGTTTGAGAATGAAGTGTTCTAGTCCATCTCCTAACACAACATTTTCATGGTGATAGAATCCAAACAGTTCAGCAAACTTTACTAATTGTAATGTTTTTTCTTCTAATTCAACATTCCCTAATGAATGATAGGCATAAATTTCTGTACCTATTTCTTTATGTAAAGTGTCTATGTCTGAAAGATATTGTTTTTTGATTTCGGCAGTCCATTCAGGCACTTGAGCGTGAACAAACAATATATTATTGGCTTTTTCTAATTGTAAAACATATTCTGGTTTGTCAATTATCTTAACTAATTTTCTATCTTCTAGACCATATTTTTCAACAGTAGACACAATTAAAGAATAGTCTTGTGTTAATCCATAGTTTTCAAACAACCATTTGTTTGTGGGTATCCATTGACTCAATAACTCAGACCATCTATATTGATATTCTGTATCTGGTTTTGGATTTGATGATTCCCAACGACAAGTATCTTCGTTCAATGTCCAACTTGGGAATGGTCGAGGTGGTATAAAAGCATCACGTTGTTCATCGTAGGTGTAACCTATACCAGCAAAGTTTTTACGAATTCTACCACTGCGACTGGTCTGTTTCCAACGACCACCCGCAAACTCATGACACCATTGTTCACCGTTTTGTTCGTGCTCGTCTGCAACCACAATTACTTGTAGTACAATATTGTTGTCATCTAGTTGTGCAAAATGTGCCATGTTTATCTACCTATGGATATGCGTATTTAATCATTACTACTCCTGACCCACCTAATTGAGTCTTATAGACACCGCCGCCGCCGCCACTATTAGGCAACGCATCTCGGCTGGCATCGGTGACGTAGGTGGTGTAATTTCCACCACCTCCGCCTAGACTTGTTATTGCGCCGGTTGCGTTTGAATTACCACCACCACCTCCAGCCATTGCATATTGTACTGTCCAATCACTGAATGTTCCAGTAAAGGTTGTGTACACCAGACAAGTTAATGTTGTTCCTGAATAGGACGTTATTACTCCCCACATATATTTTGTCGGATCTGAAGTGCGGTATATGTATATTGCTTGCTCTGTTTGAAACCATAATCCTGAAGATATAGTAAAATTTAATGTTTCAAAAATTGGACCGTTTGTTGACACACTGCTAGAACTAGTGGTTGAGAGTATTGCAGTGGTCACACCAGAACCACCACCTTGGCCAACAAATTGTACACCACCAACTCCGCCAGCGCCGCCGCCAGGTCCTGCAGAATAACTGCTGGTTTTTCCAGCAGCATCTGCGCCATCATATCCTTGTCTTGCTTGACTCAAATACGTTGATCCGGGATAAACGCCTTTACCTCCCGTACCATTACCACCAGTTTGGTCTGTACCGCCACCACCGCCTGAACCACCATTTTGGCCATTGCTTGCAATTGCGCCACCACCACCACCACCAATAGATGTGACCGAAATTGCACCACCAATGATTGAAGTATTAGCACCATTAGTCCCAGTAGTGCCGCCGCCACCAACTGTGACTGCATAATTGGTTGATACTGCTGCGGTGACTCCAGATGCAGTTAAATAACCACCTGCACCACCACCAGCTTCACCGGATCCACCACCGCCACCACCAGCAACAACTACATATTCTATTGTGCGACCTGATGGCCAACTTGATGTTGTTGCAAAAGTACCAGAAGAATTGAATATATGTACTTTGTATCCTGTGATATCAACAACAGTACCACCTGTAGCGTATGTACCACCGCCTCCGCCACCACCAGAAGTTACTGCTGGTATAGTTTCATCTAAGTAACCAGCAACATATAAATTTCCGCTTTTATCTATACGTCTTGCTACAGATAAACCATTATATGTTAAGGTCTTTGTTTCATCTAATATGCCAGAAATTTGATATGTTGTACTTGTTAGTCTATCTGCTACAGGTAAACCATTATAGGTTAATGTTTGTGTTTCATCAAATATATTATTTGTAGAAAGTACACCAGAAGGATTAACACTCAATGTTGCCATTTAATTCATCATCCAAAAATTGTATCTAAACTATTGTTAGCTGTATTATAAACCTGATATACAACACTAATACTTGTTGTATTTGAAAAAGTTATTCTACCGTTTGAACCTATGTATACGTTACCTGCCGCACTTGTACTACCAACAAACAAGGAATTATTAGAAGCAGAGTATTGTAAATTACTTGTGTTGCTTAGATAGCCTGTTGTATTAGCAAAGATAACTGCATTATTCAAATAACCAGATGATGAACCAGAACCACCAGTATTTGCTTTATTGAAGGCTGCCTGAGCAAATGCATTGACTGTATTGGCTTTATCAAATGCGGTAACAGCAGTTAGATTGGCTGCATTTGCTTGTACATAAGCCGCTATTGCAACTGTATTAGAGGTGTTTGCTTGTGAAAATGCGGCATTGGCCTGTACAAAAGCTCCGTTAGCATAAATGGCAGATGAATTAGCAACACCAAATGAACTATTAGCCTGAACAAAAGCACCGTTGGCATAAGTTGATGCTGAATTTGATACACCGAACGAACTATTAGCCTGTATAAAAGCTCCATTAGCATAAGTGGCTGCTGAGTTAGCAACATATGTTGGTGTGTTAGCTTGTATGTATGCCGCATTTGCTTGACTGAAAGATCCGTTAGCATAAGTCGCAGACGAGTTTGCGACACCATATGCTGAATTAGCATACGAACCTGCTGCAGAACCACCACCTGCCGTAGTTTGTACTGTACCATCACCAAACGTAACATAGTTGGCTGTAAAGTTATTAGCTCTATAACTTAGTGTTATATCTAATGCTGATGGTTGTATTCTGGTAAGTGCCATTTTTTGTGTTTAAGTTATATAACGTAATTATGTTTCTAACGTGGCTGCCATTTGTTCAGTTTTTTGTTCTATGAATGTAGCAGAACCACCAGTATTTGCTTTATTGAAGGCTGCCTGAGCAAATGCATTGACTGTATTGGCTTTATCAAATGCTACCATCTACAAATGTAAGATTGTTTGAGGTACCAGTGATGTATATGGAACCTGTAAATACATTACCTTTAATACCAACACCACCAGCAACTGTTAAAGTACCTGTTGAGTTTGATGTTGCATTTGTTGTACCAGTTATAGATGCGTTTGCGCCTACAGTAATAAAGGTATCAATTGACGTATTGCCATATATTCTTGTTCCTGATTGAAGTTTTGCCATAGTATTATATTTATTGTGTTAAAATGTTATACTGCCCGAAGCAGTAAATTTGTAGTAATTAAAACCACCAGAATTTACAACTGTGGGTGATCCTGTGGTTGAAACAGCGGTTACAGGTACCTTGATAATAACCAATCCAGACCCGCCGGCGCCGCCTGTTTGGATTGCTCCACCGCCACCTCCTCCTCCACCTGAGTTTGTTGTTCCTGCTGTGCTGCCACCCGTTCCGCCACCACCATCACCTCCCACTCCATAATAAGTGCGAAGGTCGCTACTGGCACCACCACCACCAGCAATGTATCGAACTGAGGATGCATTTAGTACACCACTAGAAGTTATGCTTAAAAAATTACCAACTTCTGAGTCGCTTTTTCCTCTACCACCATAACCAATTGTGGTTGATCCAGCACTCCAGCCACTGGTTGCACCTGGTCCACCTGCTTGGCCTGCTCCGCCACCACCTGATGCTCCTGAATAGTCATTCGCACTACCGCCACTGCCAGCAGATTGACCGCCATCAAATCCTTGTCCCGCTGTACCAGTTCCTATGGCTGCAGAAAAATTAGATCCACCACCACCTGAACCACCACTAGCACCACCACTAAGACCACTAAAATTCCACGAACCGCCACCGCCTCCACCCACAGCAGTAGCGGTAGTAAAACCACTGGCACTAATTACACTATTTTGTCCATTTCCACCTCGCTGGTTGGATCCCGCACCACCACCACCCAGCCCAACTGTTACGGTATATGTAACTCCGGTGAGTAAAGGAGTTCCAGTTGAATATATTAAACCGCCGGCACCACCACCACCACCAACGTCATTACCACCACCACCACCTCCGGCTACTATTAGATAATCAATTGAATTGCCCGACCCGCCACCACCTCCACCAGAAACCACTGGTGCTCTCACATTACTTGCCATCATAGCCATCATACCACTCATTACACTACTCCGGTACCATTAATAAACCATGTGTTTGCTGCGACTTGAATCAATGATGCCATGCCATATGTTGTAACAATTCGTGAAGAACTTGTTGTATTACCAGCAAGAAATAATGATACACCAGTATTTGGTGTTACTGTTACATTTGCACTTGATGATGTTTTAGAAATAATCATAATAGTTGAACCATTAGAAAAAGCTACATCAGAGAATGTTGGAATATATAATGTCGCAGCCGTTGATTGTGTATAGTATATGTGTTTACCTGCATCTGATAATTGCAATGTATAATTTGTGGTTTGTGCATTTTGTGGAACTAACTTAGCGGAATTATTGGCTTGAGTGAAAGCACTATTAGCATATAAAGCTGCCGAGTTAGCAACATAATCTGGTGTATTAGCTTGTATGTATGCTGCATTTGCTTGTATAAAAGCTCCATTAGCATAAACTGCCGCCGAATTAGCAATTGCTGTTGGTGTATTAGCTTGTATGTATGCTGCATTTGCTTGTAT